GGTCAACTTGCCCAGGTTTATCGAAGAGGTCAGGGAGCGTATTTATCATCTGGTTCAAGAAATGTATCTATGGCTGCGTGGGCGATGGGCAGAGTCAATAGTTTCATTAGTGGAAGGGGAGGGGCAAGAAAAGCTGATGCTGATATACTTAAAAAGACACCCAAAAAAAGATAGCCAATGGCTAAATCAGCAGCTATGAGTAGATGTATGGGTTATGTTTCTACTGTTCGCAAGAACAAAAGGAAGAAATCTACCAAAAAATCCACCAAATCTAAGAAAAAATGATTGAAATTACAGACGAGATGCTTGACATCATCGAAAAAGTAAAAGGAAAAAGAAATCCTGCACTTTGGGATCCTCGTTGTGAACAATATCAAAGAAAATTAAAAGAAGGTACTGTAAAAAAGTCAACAACAAGTTAAACTATCTATAAATACTTTTTTTCTTTGGATCATGGCATTTTTTCGTGGAGAGGAAGGTTCTGTTAAATTTAAGAACTCTTCTGGTACTACTGAGGCAGTTGTATCGACTACTGGCTGGTCGTTAGACATAGCAAAAGAAACATTAGATGTAACTGCTCATGGAGCAACATCAAGAGCTTTTGTTGGTGGATTAATCTCTGGTTCTGGAACTATAGACTTTTTATATACAGCAGCTAGTGGTAATGAAACTGCAAACTTATTAGCAGATATTTTAACCACTGAAGATGCTGCTGATGCACAGTTTGAATTGTTTTTAGATACCTCTGGTGCTAAAAAAGTAAGTTTTTCTGGGATTACTACAGGAACAACTTTAAGTGCTACAACAGGCGAACTAGAAACTGTAAGTGTTAGCTTCATTACTTCTGGTGCTATTACCAACGCTGCATAATGCCTAAAAAATCTTATTCAGCAAAGCAACGTAGATTAGCTGCTGTTGCTCCACCACGGGATAAGATTACGGCTGCTGACTTGAAAAAGTTACGATCCAAGAAAAAGAGGAAGAAAAAGTGAAAACCCTAACTCAAAGACAGAAAGATGCTTTAGCGAGGCATAAAAAGAAGGGAACTCATACTAGAAAGCACATGGAAGAGATGAAGAAGCTAATGTTAAAAGGTAAAACTTTTACTGAAGCTCATAATCTGACTATGAAAAAGGTAGGAAAATGAGTAAGAAAGACCCCAGACTTACAAAAAATAGATTAGAAGGATTTAACAAACCAAAGAAAACACCTAGCCACCCCACGAAATCTCATGTGGTATTGGCTAAAAAAGGCGATAAAATAAAGCTAATACGATTTGGTCAACAGGGTGTTGTGGGTGCTGGTAAAAACCCTAAATCCGAAAAGGACAAGGCCAGAAGAAGATCGTACTATGCCAGGCATAATGCACAAGATCCCAACCCAGGATTTTTTACTGCAAGATACTGGTCACACCGCACTAAATGGTAAACAATGACTTACGCTGTACCTGGTCCAATTAGAACTAATATTATCTCATCTACTTCGATAGGTGGAATAGATAGTCCTTTTACTCGTACTAGGGCTGTCCTGGACATGATGAAAGGTTGGGAAATAATGAAAGCTGTAACTGAAGGAACAGATTATCTCCGAACAAACAGCGAAACATTCTTACCACTAGAGCCAAGAGAAGATTACGATGCTTACTTAGCTAGAGTAAATCGTGCTGTATTTTCTCCATTTACCCAACGATTAATTAGAGCAGCTACAGGTCTTGTATTAAGAAAGCCAATAGCACTAAATGGAGATCCCTATTGGACCGAAATGTTCAAAGCAGATGTAGATGGCAGAAAGTCAGATTTAGATGAATACGCTAGAAGATTATTGATGTGTTCTCTTACATACGGCCAAAGTCATATTCTCGTAGATTATCCTGCACCATCAGGAGCAGTAAGTCTTGCAGAAGAACGTCAACAAAACCGCAGACCTTACTGGATTGAAATTGATCCAAATAATCTTTACGGCTGGAGATTAGATAGAGAATCTAACTATGGAAACTTGATACAGGTAAGACTTGGGGAGAAAGCTGTGCTTCCAGATGGACAGTTTGGAGAAAAAGTATTTGACCAAGTAAGAGTAATCGAACCAGGAAGTTACAGAGTATTTCGCAAAAAAGAACAGATAGAGGAGATGTATGATGTATCAGACGGAAGTTCTGTTGGCCGTTTTGAAGCTGGATCATCAGATAAAGACTATAAACAGGTTGAATCTGGTGAATTTTCTCTCGGTGAAATACCTTTAGTAACAATTTATTCTGGGAAAACAGATAATTTAGTAAGCAAACCACCTTTACTTGATATTGCGTATCTAAATATTGCACATTTTCAAAGACAAGCTGATCTTATTCATAGTTTGCACGTTGCATCTCAACCGATGCTTGTAATGGAAGGATATGACGATCAGACCAAAGACCTTGCAATATCTGTAAATTATGCGATGGCAACTCAACCTGGTAATAAAATTTATTATGTAGAACCAGCTTCCAGTGCCTTTGAAGCTCAATCTGCTGAAATAAAAGAGCTACAAATGCAGATGGCTACATTAGGAATCAGTACATTATCACAACAGAAGTTTGTTGCAGAATCAGCAGATGCTCGCAGACTAGATCGTGTAGATACTAACTCCATGTTGGCAATGGTATCTATGGAACTAGAGCAAAAACTACAAAAAGCGTTTAATTTATCTGCTGAATATGTAGGTATTGAACCACCAGAAGTAAAGATCAGTAGAGATTTTGATATTGAAAGGCTAATTGGTCAAGATATTACTGCTTTAACTACACTATTTAATGAAAATGTGATAGATAGAGAAGAATTTAGAGATATTTTGGTACAGGGAGAGGTATTACCTTCAGCAAATGAGGTCAAATCTGAATAGTCTGCTACAATAGTATATAAGTACATAAAAGTTATGGCTAAATCTTTAGACCATGTTCTGCAATCTGACGGAACTTATAAATGGGAAGAAGTAGAACTGGTACATTCAACTGCACCAGTTGAAGCTTGTCCTGCTCCTGCACCAAAAGAAACAAAGAAAAAAGTTTCCAAAAAGAAAACTACTAGCCCACTATCTGACTAATTCATGGCAATCGAAGAAAAAGTAATTCAGCCTGATTCCGTGACTCCTGCTGAACAGCCCGTGGCTGACACTCCTTCACAACCACAAGCACCCGATCTCAGTTCTGTAAAAGCAGAATACGAGGCAAAATTAGCTGCTGCTCGTAAAGAAGCTGCTGAAGCAGAAGAAAAATTTAAAGGCATCAAGGGAAAACTTGATGATGTCTACAGACAAAAAGAAGAAAAGCGAACCAAAGATCTAGAAGAACAAGGTCAATGGAAAACTCTTTGGGAAGAAGCTAATAAAACAGCCCAGGAAAAAGAACAACAAATAATGAACTTATCTCAACAGCTTGAGGAGATGAAAAATTCTCACGAATTAGCTTCCACAAAAACAGCAGCCCTAGCAGCGATTAGTAATCTTGGAGCGATAAATGCAGAACAAACTTTATCATTGTTACAAAATAAGTTACAAAAGAACGCTGAAGGTAAAGTAGTTATTCTTAATGGTGGAGTTGAGCAAGATTTGAATACTTATATCAGCAGTCTCAAGAATCCTGGCAGTGGTTGGGAGCATCATTTTAAACCAAGTTCAGCAGCAGGAATGGGTGCTAGACCTAGCCCCGTAGCAAATGCTGGTGGAGGTCAGGTAAACCCTTGGAAAACGGGCAATCTCACTCAACAAATGCTACTATTAGAACAAGATCCGCAGCTTGCAGCAGTGCTCAAGCAAGAGGCTCAAAAATAGTT